CATTAAATGAAACAAGCAGTTTACTTGTGGAAAAACTAGGTGTTATGTTCACAGATAATCCTGTTACGTCAACAAAAGAAGTTGATGATGTTGAAAAAACATCTGTCTTAAGTGCTTCAGCAACTTGTACTATATACCTACTTTTACCATCTGCCGTCTGTCCTCGTAAGTTGTCTACTCTTAATGTACTCATGATGGTTTCTCCGGGAAGGTTACAGATGACATATCTAAATTACTATAACTACTATTCATTTTTGGTTTAGCAGTTTTTGTAATGTCTCGTAACGCTTGTCTATATGTTTTCCATTCAGCTTTTTTATCATCAGATAAAGGACTATCATTAGCTTGCGTCCAATCGCTTTCAATTAATAGTTTATTTCTATGTTGTCTTAAAAAATTTAATTCTTCACTCATGGCGTTATCCTACTAAATAAACAGAAAGTGACGTATATCTGTCATTTGCATTTGTGTTTCTGTGAAACCCTCTATTACCTCCAGAAACATTTAGTATTCTACATACATCACCAGTTTGAAGCTCCATTGCATGATGCAAAAAACAAGATTTATTATCTTGATATGACATAGACCTTTGAACTATATTGGAACTACTTGCACCACCAATTGTCATTGCAATCTCAACAGTTTCAACATTATTATTTAATACTGTTGCGTTTACCTGATAAAAACCAGTGATTGGAATTGTAAAAGCATACTCTGATGTATCTAAAGAAATACCAGAACCCGATACAATATTTCTATAAGGCACTGTGCTGAAATCCCCTATTGTATCGTATCCTGCTGAACTTCCATTATCGCAATCAGCAAACAGAGTTGGTCTTGCAGGAGTTAATACTCGCCCACTACTATCGATTGTCATAGCCGTAGTATTATTCGTATGCTTTATATTTTGTACTAATAAGTTGCTCATATCACTGCCAGGTGGCCTCCCGAGTTTACGGTAAGCGTAATGCCACTACCTATTGTTATGGGTCCTGTAACATTAGCATTTTCATTAGCGTTGATAGTTGTATTAACGTCTACAGTCTGAGCGTTAATCCTAAACATTCCACCAAGTCTAAAGTTACCTTTGTTAGCGTCAGGAGGAGTTATACTTCCTTCTGATAATCCTAAATAGTTTACAAATATATTTGCTGTACCTGTAGAAGGAGCTGCTGTAAAAGTTAACGTAGTTCCGTCAGGTATGCTATACGCTGTTGTATCTTGAACAACCCCATCTACCGATACCAATATGTCTTGTACATTAGATACGGTTCGGTTAAGAGTAAATGTAGTATCACTATTATCTCCATTAAATCGTTGTACATCAGGTATCTGTTGATATGTTGTTGCTGCTTGATTTCCTATAAGTGCCATTAGGTTATCTCCATTATACTCATTGTTGCGCTTACTTTAGCAGCTACGCTAGATTGTATTTGTATTTTATCTCCGGTTTCTAAATTAATCTTATTACCTGATAATACTTCTAAGCTGCTTCCTGAAGGTATTGCAACACCTTTTAGCAAATGAGATGTAACACTTGGACTAGCATTAACAATTTTAACATCAACAGTTATTTGTGATGTATGTATGTTACACAACATTAATCCTAAAACAATTGTTGTTGTACTGCCCGGAACTGTATAAAAATCATCGGCTGCTCCACCACCTATTGCGTTTGTAGAAGCCGTAGCTTGATTATGTAATTTAAATGTATTTGCCATAGTTTCTCCCTATCCTAATGCAATAGCTAATGCTGTGGCTTCATCTGCAGCAGCTGTAGCTGTAGTTCCACCTATATCTGTTAGTACCTCTGAAGCAGAACGTCCTTCTACTTTTGTACCGCTAATTCTTAAAAAATCGTCGTCAGCTACGCCTGTAGTAAATTCTGCTACATTACCGTTGCCAATACCTTTTGTATTAGCTGCCACTTCTACCCATGCAGATCCGTTATAATACTTTAATACTTTTACTCCTGTTGCGCTGTCAAAAACTAAATCCCCTTCATCTAAACTAGAACTAGGCTCACCACTCTGTATTCTATATCTATTAGCAAAAGTATTAACATCTGTTATATTACTTGCTACTGTATTTACGTTGCTTATAGCTCCAGCTGTAGTATTAATATTACCTATAGATCCTGCTGCTGTATTTACGTTACTTATAGATCCTGCAACAGTACTAACATTACTATTGTTAGTTGCCACAGTTGTTACGTTACTTGCTATTCCTGCTACTGTAGTTACGTTAGCAGCTACACCAGCTACTGAGGTTACGTTACCTGATATTCCAGCTACTGTAGTTACATTACTATTATTACCTGCAACGGTTGTTACGTTACTATCAATAGCTGCTACTTCACCTATTTCAGTAGATATAGAAGCAACAGTAGCAATATCATTCTCTTCAACAGTAATAGTATTACCCATAGCATTACCATGAGCAGTACAATAGTATCTTGCAGGCATTGTACCTGTTTTAGGTATAGCTAATACAACCGTAGCACCTGCGTTACCTGCACTACCACTAACGGTTACACCGGTAGTATAAGCATTACCACCAGAATCTTTAAATGCTAGTGGGTGTCCTCCTACAGTTCCGTTGCTTACGTCAAATGTATAAGTAAATCCTTTTACTAGTGTTAATGCAGGAGCATTTACTCCATCTAGTACAAATACGTTACCACTGCCTGGGTTTGTTACAGTTACGGCATAAGTTTTTGTACCATCAAGGATTCCTGCAAGACTGTTTATGTTATTTTGTTCTGCAGTTGTAGGCTTTAAGTCTTCCCACGCAGATCCGTTGTAAGCTTTCATACCACTTGTATTATTAAAGTACAAAGCTCCTGTAATTAGTGAATCTCCGTCGTTATCTGCAGACGGATTGCTACTTTTTGCGCCTAAATACCTGTCATCAAAGTTATCGTAGCTAGTTGCAGCGTTACTAGCACTAGTTGCAGCCGCTGAGGCTGAGTTTGACGCGTTAGTTGCGCTAGTAGACGCGTTAGAAGCGCTTGTATTAGCCGCAGACGCACTAGAAAGCGCAGAGTTTGCTTGTGTTGTGGCATTTGTGGCCTGAGTCGACGCTGTCGAAGCTGAAGCTGCTGCGTTTGTAGCACTAGTTGCTGCATTTGTCTCACTTGTAGCAGCGTTTGTCGCGTTTGTGTTAACAGAAGACACAGCATTGCTAGCTGTTGTGGCGCTACTGGCTGCGTTTGTGGCGCTTGTAGCTGCTGCAGTTGCAGAACTAGCTGCTGCAGTTGCTGAAGCTGCCGCTTCTGTGGCTTTTGTTGTTGCTGTGGTTGCTTGCGTAGTCGCTGTAGCTGCCTGAGTAGTGGCTGTATCTGCAGAAGTTTGTGCCGATGCAACATCTGCTGCCACCAAATCGGGTATACCGTCGATTTTTGAGTCAGTAAATAAACCACCTTTAGCTGCATTGTCTGTAGCTCCTGTAAACTGACCTGCTCGTGCTGGTGTTGTCATTATATTAACCCTCTCCCGTTAAAGTTTATTTGTACATTACCTCCAGAAGAATTACGCTTAGCATCTTCGTCATTAAGTTCTTGAATTTCACCATCAAACATTATTTTATATTTAGCTGCTTGTTCGTCATCGCCCACAAAAGCAAATATTTCTACTAAAGCTCCATATAATAATATTTTTTCGTTTTCATCTCGTAACCAATTAGGTACTTCTGTGCCTATATAATTTGCTGTATTAGTTCCTGCACCATCTGCTGCGGCTGTTGCCTCTGTAGATGTTAAATACGCATCAGTTGTGTTACCATTTACAAAGTATAAAGGTGTTGTACCACCTGATGTAGTTAAAAATCCAGCTTTATAGTTTAGTACAGTAACCGCATACTTAGCGTCTAGGGCAGGTAAACGCCTGTAGTATAGCATTTCAATAGCATTACCCGCATTACTATTAGTGTTTTCACCAAAGGCAGGACTTACATAAATAACATTACGCTCTCTTGTAAAATAGTTATTGGCAGTATACTTTTCAGCAGAAGGATCATTAAATGTTCTTACATCTAACTTTTCATTCCATACTCTAGTAGGTAAACCAGCAGCGTCTATTTCTTTTATTTGTATAATTTCTATTAAATCAAACGGTATTTTTAATTCAGTTCGGCTTAATCTAGTAGATGTACTAGTAGTTGAAGCAGCTTCTAATAAAGACTTTTCGTATTCAGCTACATTTTCTAAAGGAGGTACTCGTAGTTTTCTGTAAGCTTTATCTGCTGCGTATTTTAATGAATCTTTTATTTGATCGTCACTAACAACTTCCTCATCTCTATTACACCAACTGCGTACTAATGTAACAAGTTCAGCATAGGTCATAATAATCCTCCTATGTATTAATTAATAGATGAGGATATTCTTGCTTTAAAATTATTTTTAATTTTGCCATCTTGTCAGTATCTTGCATAAAGGTTTGATCGTGTAAATCAATACCCCAATCCTCTTTTATTTTAATAGCAACTATATCTGGTATAGTAGCCATCTTACGAAAACCTTTATACTTTGTTCTGCCAAAATAGTTTTGCTTATCCCTGTCTAATTTTGCGCTATCTAAATATTGTTGAACGTTTTGCGTAGCTTGCCACTGTCCGGTCTCTAAATCAAATCCTGCTTTAATAGACTTTTTAGGATCTACTGTAGCACTACTAAAATCAAATTCATATTGTTTACCCATAATTACTCCTAAGTTGCTGGTTCTGTTATAGCAACAAATCTACCTGACTTACCTATATAACCTAGTTCGTCACCTGCAGTTGCAGCTGCTGGGTTTGCGTTAGTTGCTACACTACCTGCATTAGCAGTAAAATGAGTTAGTTTATATCCACCACCTGTTGCTTCTGCTATTCTAAAAACAGATCTATCTACTGGATATATATTTCCGTTTGCGGATCGTATAACGTACATTTTTCCCTCCGTTATTAATATGTATATCTTGGTTGTTTAGGAAGTTCTCTTAATCCTAGCACTGAACCAAGTCTATCTAAAAGACTTAATTTACGTATGTTTGTTGGCGTTCTTGGAACACCTAACTCTTCTAATCTTTTTAAAGCTAAACTTTCTATAGCTTTTATTGCTTCAGCATGACTTCCTTCTGGTATATTTACGTTTTCATACTCTAATAAATCAGCTGTTTTGCTATCACCTATCTCTGGAGGATATAGAAAATCTGCGTAACCAGTACTTCTATCATCTAGTACATCTAAAGGAGTTAAGTTCCTATGTCTCATAGATGATGTAAAATTACCACCATATCGTTCCATTTCTGTAAACATTGCTTTTTGTTGATCGTTCATTCCTCCAAACTTAAGCATACGATCTATATATTTATCGTTTTCTTTTTTATATTCTTCTTTATTAATTTCTTTATTTGTGTATTTATTCCATATATCGTTGTGTGTATCAAAGCCCATTTCAATTAATTTTTGCTCAGCAGCCTCTTCAGCTTTAGCATAATCAGCTTTTAAAGAAGTAATTAAGTTTTGTACGTTTTGTACGTCAGAACCTAACTCAGTAGTTGAATCATAAAAAGGTCCTTGTTCAGGAACAAACTTATCTCTTTTACCAGTAATTATAACTTCTCTTCTTCTTGGATCATATGCGCTTTGATAGCCATGACTTGCTAACCACATTTGTTCATTTACTATATCTGGGCGACTAGCTGTACCATAAGTAAAAGGACCACTTTTACTTGTATTTAAGTTAGGGGCTTGAGCAAAATTAAGAGGACCAAAAAGATAATCATCTGCATAATGATCTAACTCGTGTCTAAGTGTAGACCACCACGGTGATTTTGCATAAATATCTTTAATATTATTTTTTCTAAACGATTCTCTCAGACTAGAATCTTGCGCCATTAGGTCTCCTAAGAAATCAGTTTCTACAGGATTTATAGTAATACCTTGTAAATACTGATCGTTTAACACTCCTATAGGTCTCCAGTTATAACTACCTAAGTTACCATCTTCTCCCATATCTTTGTCAGCATCTTGAAACGCATTAAAATCTATTAACTGACCGTAATCTCCTCCAGTTCTTTTTTCTATATCATGAAGAGCTAGTATTGATCTAGGACTAGTATTAACGTATTTATCAATATCAGCTCTAAACTCTACATCTCCTAACGCACGATGATGATAAGGCACAGTTCTTTTATAGTTTTCAACCATAGCTTTCTTTTCATCTATGGTCATAAGTTCTAGTGGTTTAGCCAAAGGAGCTGGTACAACTAAAGGACCTATGTTATTAGGTCTTGGCATTGGTACACGTACTTCCATAGCTTACCTCATCAAAAAAATTGGGGAGGCGATTAAACCTCCCCAAAAAAGTCTTATGCAAGACCGTAAATAGCTCCGCAACCTTTTGGGTTACGCACTTCAAGAGTGCACTCTTCAACCATCATTCC